CGTCGAAACCGCGGAAAACTATTTTTGCCATTTCGGCTTCGGCTTTCTCGACAAGCTCGGAGACTGGACCGGCGGCGAGTATTGCTACGGTTTCAAGTTCTACGATCTGAACGGCACGAACGTCGGAATCAGGGGATCGAATTCGATCCTCCTCGACGGACTGACCAGGGACTCCGATCCCTCCGGCCAGGTCGACCGAGAGCTCTTTTGCGGAACCGTGCACGCGGAAAGTCTTCCGAATCAGGCAGGGGCCGGAAAATGGGCGGTCCATATGGGAGATCAGTCTTCCTCGGATCTCGGAACGGATCGAGCAACAAATGCCAGGATTCATTTTTGTGGAGGCTTTCGCGGCGGTCCTATCGCGCGAGGCTTCGGAAGGTTCGGAGATAACTCCGAGAAGGCCCTGGTGACCGCTTATCCGCTCGGCTCTTTTTACTGGGATCGAACGGATAACAGTGCTCGCTTTATGGGCTGGGTAAAGGATACGCGCGGCGTGAATATTCAGCACTTCGTAGGCGGTGACGAGGTCACCGTCGGAAGTGATACTTGGGTCCTGTTTCCGAGTTATTTCAAGCAGACCGGCCTGGCGATCGGGACCTCTGCCTGGCAGGGGATCGCCTACAAGAAAGTGACCACGTAAAAAATGACCGATTATCCGGCCGATGCTCATGACAACTGGAGCCCTTTGAGTCTCCAGATTCCTCCTCCCGGAAAGACCGCGGGACGGAGGACCCCTCCGCCAGGGACGAAGTCTCTATCTTTCCCGACGGCGGAGCTCCTGGGCGGTGCGGATTATTCTTATGTAGATGAAGGCGGACCAGCAGCTGGAACCGACGACTATACTGACGTGGTTCGCGAAGACAAGATGGCCATGACCGGAGATTATTGGTTCGAGCGCGTGCATCTCATGCCCAGGGACGGGATCGACTACGGGAACATAATCACGACCCAGGACGAACGCTTCGATCTCTTCAGCGCCTTCCGGCATGATAACGTCACGCTAACGAATATCGTGATTAACCCGCTCCCTGGAATGGAGCTCCCGGATATGCCGACACCTCCGGACGTCATGGGGCCTATGGCGAGTTACCTGGACCCGCTCTCGACGAACCTGAACCCGCTCGGCATGGTTTGCCGGGCCCTCGCTCAGGGGTTGCCGAATTTTGATTCGACCGTCGACTTCTCGATCACCGGCGGCGTCGGTACGCTCGCCCTGGGCGTGAGTGGAAATCGGATCGCTCTTTTGACCGCGGACTTCGACGGGCCCGTCTTGGAGCTGCTCAGTTTTAAGACTGATATTCTGGAACACAAGGACGGTTCGGAGCAGCGGATCTCGATCAGGAAGCAGCCCAGGCAGGGCTTCGAGGGCCGGCTTTATCTGACCGGCCTTCAGCGGCAGATCACTCAGGCGCTGCTCTTCGGCTGGCAGGGAATGACCGTCGCGCTGCCGCTCCCCATGGAGCAGATGAAGATCACTTCGGCCGTGACTGGCGGAGTGGACGACACGGTCAACGTGAGTTCGACGGAGTATCTGGACATCCGGATCGGAGGACTCGCGGCGATCATTAAAGACGATCACACTTTCGACGTGCTCACCGTTCTCAGCAAAACGGCGACGAGTATCACGTTCGAGCAGACGATCGTCAATAACTACGACGTGAACGATAAGGTCTATCCGGTTCGGCTGACCGTGATCGAAGGAATGATCCAGGGACGCCGGCCTCCGGTGAATCTGGAAACGATGAAGGTCAAATTCACGGCGACGGAAAACGACATCGGTGCTCCGACCGCGGACACCACTGCCTTCAGTTCGTATAATGGAAAGGTACTCCTGGACGACTTCAACTTCATCCAAAGAGGACAAATGAACGAAGGCTTCGAGCAGAAGGTGCACCGGGTCGACAGCGTGACCGGCATCCTTTCTCAAAATACTCCATGGGAGAAGAACAAGCGCTCTCATGTGAAGGGCTTCGTGGTAAAAACGAGTCAAGATCTCTGGAACGTTCGGCGGCTCATGTATGCCTTTCGAGGTCGGCAGGTATCCTTTTACATTCCGACCTTCATGGAAGACATGACCGTGAGCCAGAACCTGATCCTCGGCGTCGCGACGATGGACATTTCTCATATGGGTTATTCTCGATTCATTCAGGATCGAGAGCCGAAGAAGATCTTCAAGATCACGTTCACGGACGGGACGAGCCTGGTCCGCGAGGTGCAGAGCTCGGAAGAGCTCAGCGGAACCGAAGAGCGTTTAACCCTGGATGATACCTGGCCGGCGAACAGAAACGTGAGCGAGATTCAGCGCGTTCAGTTTTATGAGATCGTGCGAGGCGACACGGACGACGTGAGGATCGAGCATAGCACCACGGTCGGCAGAGCGAAGATCTACTATCCTGTAAAGGTGGTTTTTAACTAATGGCTGATTATGATACATTAGAATCCAGTGAGGAGCAGTCGCGACCTATTGAGGTTTTCGACTTCAGCCTGGGGGCGGACTCTTTTCTTTATACTTCCGCGGAGGATTCTGTCACCGTCGGGACGGATACCTATGAAGCGGAAGCAATAAAGCGCGGAGCGATCATCCAAAGCAGCGACGATCGAGACGCGGTCCTGGAGGTCACCCTTCCGGCCTTAAATGAGTTCGCCAGGAAATACGTCGACATTGTACCGGGACAAATGGCAACCGCTTCGATTATCCGAGTTCAACGGGACGAGCCGAGCCCGTTCACTCAGGCTCTGATCTATAAAGGTTTCGTGCAGTCGGTAAAATTTCCTGACGATGGTCAGACGGCCGTGATCGCGCTGAGATCCGTGGAGTCGACAGCTTCCAGGCCGATTCCTCGATTCACTTATCAAGGGCTCTGCAATAATTTTCTTTATGATTCGTCGTGCGGAGTCAACTCGGATCTTTTCAAATTTACCGGGACCGTTTCCGCGGTGAGCGCGAACACGATAACGGTCCCAGGAGTAAGCGGCGAGGCGGACGGTTACTATAATTCGGGATACGTGAAGCCGGCCGGCGTGCAGGATTTCAGGATGATCCTCGATCACACTGGCGACGTCTTGACGCTTCTGCTGCCCTTCGGCACTGCACTCACCGGATTGAACGTCGACGTCTTCGCCGGCTGCAATCATAAAATTGATGGACACTGTAACACGCGATTCAGTAACACGGGCCGACATGGCGGCTTTCCATGGGTCCCGACGACGAACCCCTTCGAGAGTGGGATCACTTAAATGTCTATTATCTTTTGCCTGATCATGCTTGTCGTCTCGTTCGTGCTGAGCGAGATCCTCCGACCGAAACCGGAATTCGAAGACGCGAAGCCGGCCGGCCTCGGAGACTTTCGCTTCGCAACGGCGACCCAGGCGCGCGTCGTGCCTCTTCTCTGGGGCACCTGCATGATCGCCGGCCCTAATGTTACATGGTGGGGAGACCTTCAGCAGGTCCCGATCACCGAAAAGGTAAAGACCGGAATGTTCTCCTCGAAGAGGATCACGGTCGGATATAAATATTATCTTGGCTTCATGCTGGGACTCTGCCGCGGCCCGATCGACTCAGTGAGAAAAGTCTGGATCAAGAAAAAGCTGGTCTACAACGGCGGCACCCTGGGCGTGATCAATATCAACCGGCCGAACCTCTTCGGCGGTGACGACCTCGGCTATGGCGGCGTGATCGGGAACCTTCGCGTGCAGTCCGGCTCCTCGACCCAGGCAGCGAACAATTACCTCGTGAGCAAGGGCCTCACCGTGGGCGGGCAAGGTCACCGCTTCCTGGGCACGGCTTATCTGGCCTGGGAGAAGGGCTATCTCGGGAACGCGACCTCGATCGACCCCTGGGAATTCGAAGTCAGGAGAATCCCGAACGGTCTCGGCCTGGGCACTCCTTCCGTGAACAGTGGGAACGACGCGAACCCGATGAACGTGATCTATGAGATCATGACAAATATCGAGTGGGGCCTGGGAATCCCGGCCGCGGATATAAACACGACCGAATTTTCCACGGCTGCGGCGACTCTGGAATCCGAGGGCAACGGTTACAGCCGACTCCTCGATCGGCAGATGGAAGCGAAGGACCTCCTCCGCGAGATCGAGCAGCAGATCGACGGAATTATTTTCCTGGATCATCAAACCGGAAAATATAGAGTCACCCTGATCAGGGATGATTATGACATCGACCTCGTGCCTCAGCTGGACGAGACCAATATCGTGAGCATTGGAGACTTCAGTCGAGGCGGCTGGCGCGAGACCACGAATCAGGTCAAGATCCAGTTTAACAACCGATCGAACAGGTACGCGGACGACTTCGCTCTCGCCCAGGACATGGCTAACGCCATGATGCAGGGCGGCGGCACCGTGCAGACCGGGATCTCCGTCTCGACGACGGTCAACTATCCCGGCGTGAAGAACAAAGGCCTCGCGAACGCGATCGCCTGGCGCGACATCCGGCCGCTGAGCTATCCCCTGGCGCGCGTGAACCTGACCGTCGATAAATCCTTTTGGGACCTGACGCCGGGCTCCGTGGTCGCCTGGTCCGACGACGACCTGGGCTTCACGAAACTCCCGATGAGAGTGCTCCGGATCGACCACGGCCAGCTCGACGATAATCGGATGGTCCTCAAGTGCGTCCAGGACGTCTTCTCCTTCGGCCCTGGACTCTACGAAGATCCTCCCGATACAAACTGGGACCCTCCGGAAGACGACCTCGATCCTTTCCCGGTCGACGAGCAGATCGCCATGGAGGCCCCTCGCTGGTTCTGCTACCAGGACCCCGAGCGCGTGGGCGACATGGTCGATAAGATCTGGTGCTCTGGCCGAGCTCAGGGCAACGAAGTCGGTTTCAAGATCCTGGAGCGGCATGCTACGGCTCCGACGACTCCGGCCGGGGCCTTCACCGAGGTCGGGGAGAGCTATGGCCTCATGCTGATCGGAAAGCTGAAGAACGACCTGGAGAGCGGCACCGCGGTCCCGACGACCTCGATCCTGATCGAGGCGGACCCGGACGCCCAGGCGATCCTGGAGGCTGCCTTCGAGGACGACCCGGCGATCGAGGATCAGGGAATTAACCTCCAGAACCTGATCATGATCGGGAACGAGTTCATGGTGCCCAGGTCGGCCGCGATCTCCGGGGCGGACGTGGACCTGGAGGACGTTTATCGGGGCGTGCTGGACGGCGGTCAGGAGGCCCATGACGCGGACGACGACGTCTATCTGATATTCGTGGGCGGGAACCTCATGACCTCCACGATACCGGACGGGGAGAACGTCCACGTGAAGCTCCTCCCCTTCTCCGCGACCGACGAGGTCGCCGAGGGCGACGCGACTCAGATCGCTTTCGAGATGGACGATCGGCTGATCCGGCCCTATCCTCCGGCCTCGATGGACCTGAACGGGACGAAGTTCAATCAAGGCACCGTCTCCCTGGACTACCTGGCGAGCGGAGCAGCCGAGACGACCGGGATGGACCTCGACTTCGACCGGCGCGACTTCCGGACGGCCGAGGGCGGCGACGAGATCGCGGCTCTCCTGGTCGACGCGGCGACGATCTTCTCGGACTTTCCCTCGAATAACTCGACGGACCACGACGCCGAGGTCTGGGACGATCCTGACGGGACTCCGACGCTGCTCTTCACCGAGGCGAATATCTCCGGCACGAATCAGGCCCTCCTCCGGATCAAGATCCTGAAGGAGACCGACGGCGCGATCCCTTCCAGGATGCGAGTCGTCCTGAAGGCCCGGCACGACGCCGGCGGGAAGACCGGCCTGCTCTCGCGGAATAATCTGACGTTCGACTTTGACACGGGCTCCGCTGCCCTGGCTGGGCAGTTCAACTTCACGGCCCTCGACACGAACGACGTGAGCGCTGAATATACGGCCGACGCTGCCGGCCAGCATGACTTCACGCTCTCCAGCTCTTTCACGGTCGGGAACGTGGAATACAGGATCGACACCGGCGGCGGTTACGGGTCCTGGACGACGCTGATCACGGCCGGCGGAACGACCGGGAATATCGCCGGCGTCGCGATCGGAGATAAGATCGAGATCAGGCATCTCAGCACGGACACGAATGCTCTGAAGCAGATCGACATGACTGCTCCCGGCGCTGGGACTGACGCTTATGGAATTCTATTCACCTAAGAAAGGACGGCACCCATGGACGAAAATCAGATCAAGGCTCTCGCGAAGGAAGTGGCGAAGGAAGCAGTGAAGGAGACCTTTCTGACCCTGGGCGTCGATGCGTCGAAACCGATGGAGGTCCAGGCGGACTTTCACTTCCTCCGGGACTGCCGGCTCGGCAGCGAGAAATTGAAAAGCAAGATCGGCCTCGGGATCGTGGGAGTCCTCGTCACGGTCACGCTGGTCGCTCTATGGCTCGGGATCAAGGCTGCGATAAACACGTAAGCAATTTTCCCTTGCCGTAACCCCCTATTTTATAGGGGGTTATTTTTTTTTTTTTTCTCCTCCATTTCCTAAAGTCAAGCCCTCATTCTGCCGATATTAATATTAGCGACGAGA